CAATGCCTGTCGACCTTTACCAACGACCTGTCCGCCGCGATTCCCATCCAGTATTTTGACGAGTGCGTCGACGACTGGGACCTCGAATCGGTGCGCGGCTTGCCGGCAATGGTCGGCATTGACTTCTCGATCGGCGGCTACAGCGGCGCCCAATGCGACCTGACGAGCCTCAATCTAGCCGTGTGGGACGGCGTGAAATTGCGGTCGAGAAACTGGCATTGGTGGGCCGGGAGGAGCATGGCCGACGACGAGACGCGGACCCGGATGCCGCTCCGCAAGTGGGAGGCGGAGGGGTTCGTCCGCAAGTCCGGCGAGGTCATCAACCTCGACGACGTGCGCGACGTGGTCGCCATGGTGGCCCGGACCGTCGACCTGAAATTCATCGTCTGCGACCCCGCCGCCGGCCAGGCGGGACGGGTCCAGCGGTGGGAGTCGGAGTACGGGTGGCCCGTGTCCAGGGCGCCCCGGAGCGCGGTCTACATGGGGTCCGCGTGGGCCATCTGGCAGGAGTTTGTCCGCGGCCGGCGCATCGCATTCCACACGGACCCGGTCCTGCGTGGAGCGATTGAATCGAGCAAGACCGAGACCGGGCCGACCGGACTCGTCACCGTTCGCAAGAGTACGGAACGCTCCAACAACGACCCGCTCATCGCGTGCATCGTCGCCATCAAGGCGATGAACGACCGCGAGATGCTCTCGCAATCCATGTACGGCGCGGACGCTAGCCGCATCGCGTTCTAGCAATCTCCGCGGGACTCCCGCGGAAGGGGCTAGACAACGCTGCCGCAATACTCGCAAATGCGGGCCATGTCGATTTGGTCCCGCCTCTTCAAGCGATCAATGCCCGCGATTACGTGGGAATCGCCTGTCAATTGGTACGCCGGCTCGATCGACTCGATCCCCGCCGTCCAGCGGTGCATCCATACGATCGCGTCCGACATTGCGCGATGCCCGGTCACGGTCACCGACGGCGACGGGAACCACGTCGAGGGCGCCTCGGCGGTGGACCTGCTCTCCGGCCAGGCGTGGGGCGACGTCCTCACCGGCACGGACCTCCGCCGGTGGATGGTTGCCGAGACCCTCACCACGGGCAATGCGTTCGCCGTGGTGGTCGTCGACACGTCCGGCGCCCCGATCGCGCTCCGGCCGATTGCGACCGCCGACGTCTCGATGCAGCAGCAGACGGACGGGACGATCGAGTGGAGCTACCAGGGTTTGCCGTTCGACTACGGCTTCGTGCTGCACTTCAAGGCGCTCCCGACGCCGGGGAATCCCTACTGGGGGACCTCGCCGCTCGCCGCCGCCTCGACCACGCTCGAGGGCCTCGCCGCTCTCGAGGCCGCGTTCAAGGTGATCTCGCAGGGTGGCGGTCTGGGGAAGCTCGCGTTTAGCCATCCCGGCGCCCTCCAGCCGGCCGTCCGCGACGCCATGCGTACCGCGTTCATGGCGCAGCACGGCTCCGCCGCCACGGTCGGTACGCCGATCTTCGTCGGCGAGGGCATGAAGGTCGAGCAGCTGGCGCAGACGATGGTCTCCGACCTCGCCTCCGCCCGCGCCGCCGGCGCGAAGGAAGTCGCGTCGATCTTCGGCATCCCGTCCGCCATGCTCGACGCGAGCGACGCCCGCACCCAGCCGGAGATCGCGCAGATGTACTGCAACGCGCTCCTCGGGTGGAGCGCGAGCTGGATGGCCGAGGTCACCTCGAAGCTCGCCGCGCCTGGCACGAAGGTCGCGCTCGACTTCTCCCCGATCACCCAGGGCGATTTCCGCACCGCCGGCCGCGCCTACGCGCAGCTCCTCCAGGTCGGCGCCCTCGCACCGAACGACGTCCGCGCCCGGCTCGGCTTCGCGCCGTGGCCCGGCCTTGACGAGCCGAAGCCCGTGATCTCGGGCGTCACCGACCCCAACGCCGCCGCGGACGCCGCGGGGCAGGAGGTGGACCCCAATGCGTGAGATTCGAGCGCAGCTCACCGAGAGCGGCGACGGCATGATCCGCGGCTATGCGGCCGTGTTCAACAGCTGGAGCAAGCCGATCTCCGAGCGCGGCCGCGTGTTCCGCGAACAGATCAAGCCCGGCGCCCTGAAGCCCGAGGGCAACGTCTCCCTCTGGTGGATGCACGACCAGACCGACCCGCTCGCGAACACCAAGAGCGGCACCTTGACCGTTACCGAGGACGAGCGCGGTCTCGCGTTTGTCGCCGACATCGGGAACACCCAGCGCGCCAACGAGATCCGCGATCTCGTCCGCCGCGGCGTGGTCTCCGAAATGTCGATCGGTTTCGTCGTGAACCAAGACACCTGGGACGGGACGACCTCCCGCACCATCACCTCTGCACGTCTGCACGAGGTTTCCCTTGTTGAGAACGCGGCTTACAACGGGACGCTCGCCGCCGTCCGAAAGGATTCGACCATGCCCCTGAAGGAAGATCGCGCTCGCGTTGCCGAGCTGAAGAACGAGTATCCGTCCGCCACCGACGAGCGCCAGCTCGCCATCCTCGAGGAGATCGGCGAAGCCGAGGAGCGCATCGCCTCCGAGAAGTCCGTCCTCGAGGCCCGCATCAAGGCCCCGGCCATTATCACCAGCTCGAACCGCGTCGCCTCCCCGGCGAAGGACGAGACCCGCGAGTGGTTCCGCGGCGGCTTCCGCAGCAACCGCGCGATGGGCATCAACATCTCCGGCGGCTCGGCGAACCTCTCGACCGCAGGAACGGAGCCGGTCCTCTCGTCGACCTTCATCAAGGCGCTCGACCAGGAGAGCGTGATGCGTTCGCTCGCGTCCGTCGAGACGCGCGGCGTCGATTACGACATCCCGGTCATCAGCCAGCGCCTCACCGCGGCCCTCGTTGCCGAAGGCGCCTCCTACGGCTCGCAGGACTTCACAGCGACCCGTGTGCAGTTCACGGCGTACAAGTCGGCCATCTACACCGACGTCACCGAGGAGGCCCTCCAGGACACCGTCTGGGACCTCGCCTCGAACGTCGTGAGCGAACACGCTCGCGCGCACAGCCGTCTGTGGGAAGGTTTCTTCCACACCGGAACCGGTTCCAGCCAGCCCCGCGGCATCTTCCACTCGGGCGCCGGCTACACGGGCGTCAACTACACCGCCGCCGCGGCCCCGACCGTCGAAAAGGTCATCGACCTGTACTACTCGCTGAACCCGGCCTACCTCCCGAACGCCGCATGGTTGATGAACCAGGCAGTCTGGGGAGCGATCGTCAAGTCCAGCACCAACGCCAAGTACGTGCTGAACGGCGAGAACGGCAACATCCTCCGCGACGGCGCCGTGGCGCTCTTCATGGGCAAGCCGGTCTACCTGTCGGAATACGCTCCGACCGCGTACACCGCCGGTACACGCTCGGTCGCGTTCGGCGACTTCCAGCGCGGCTACAAGGTCATCGACCGTGCGACCGTGAGCTTCACGGTCGACGACATGAGCCAGCGCACCAGCGGCCTCATCCGGTACTCGAGCCGCATGCGTTGCGACGCGAAGCCGGTGGACACGTCCGCCATCAAGGTCCTGATCTCGGCCTAATTACGCCCCATCGCCAGCCGGGTGGGCGCCCCTTCGGGGGCGCCTACCCCGGACTGTGAGGACCAATGGCAACGATTCCGACCGTAGCCGAGGCTCGAGGGTGGCTCAAGCTCACCCACACGCAGGACGACGCGCAGCTCACGCTCGCGATCGCCGCCGCGTGGAACGAGTACCGGGCCGCTACCGGCCGGCTCGAGGCCGACCTCACCGATGCGGAGAAGGTCGCGCTCCTCGAGCGCGTGGCGAACCTCTACGGCTTCCGTGGTGACGACTCGGTCGGTCCTTCGACCTGGTACGTCGACACGATCCGCCGCATGAACAACCCCAACAGCGTGGGCTAACGATGGCAGGATGCGGCTACTGGCGCGAGCGATACACCTACCAAGTTCCGACGACTACGGTCGACGGCGCAGGGCAGGGTACGACCGTCTACACCGACTCCGTCGTCGGCCTCGCCGGCGTAGTGACGCCGAACCAGCGCGAGGTAATGGGCGACATGGGCGTCGAGATCCGCACCGACGTCGTCATCGAGACCGCGTTCCATCCGTCGATCACCGCCGCCGGACGCCTGGTCGACGCCTCGACGTCCACGGTCTACAACATCATCAGCGTCATCGACCCGGATGGCGGCAAGCGTCGCCGGCTTCGCATCACCGCGACTAACATCGACGGCCAGATCATCGACCCGGAGCCGGCATGATCAAGGCCTCGCTCCACGCCCTCGAGGTCAAGGCCAAGCTCCTCGCCATGAGCGAGCAAGCCCGGAAGAAGGCGTTCCGCAAGGTTCTTCGCCAGGCGGCGCGCCCGGTGGCTACCGAATTGCAGCGCAGCTGGGCGAGGGCCAAGCGCCGCGGCGGACTCGTCACCGGCGAGATCGCCGACGCCCAGGAGTCCCGCATCAAGTTCCGCAAGCGGACGGGCCAAGCCACGCTCGAGATCGGCACCAACTACAAGCGCGGCGGCTACGCGAAGATCTGGCACATCCTCGAGAACGGCTTCAAGCACTACGGGAACAGCTCGACGTACACGACCATGGGCGACGAGGCGAACAGCCTGAAGCGCCGGCGGGAAGTGTTCCGCGAGCAGGTCGCCAAGGGCCTCGGCGGCTACAAGGGCAAGAGCAAGGACGAGCGCATCGCGCTCGCGAAGGCGTCGACCGCAGCATGGCAAGCCAAGATGCCAGGCGCCGACTCGGCCATCGGCCGCGCCAAGAGCGCCAAGAGCGCCCGGCGTGACGCCGCCCGCGCCAAGGGCGCCAACCGCACCATCCTCGGCCGCAAGATCTCGCGACCGATCGCGGCGAAGTGGGCGCCGAAGCTCGCGCAGATCGCCAAGGACCTCCTCGTCGCCGAGATCATGAAGCCGGCCAAGAAGAAGGGGGGCAAGAAGTGAGCGCGTCCAGCCTCCCGGAAGCCATCTTCGACCAGCTCGACGCGGCGACCACCAACCCGGTCTCCTGCGAGCTTCGCCGCCAGGGCGACCCCACGCCGGCCGTGATCTACGAGATCAGCTCCTGCCGGTGGGACTTGGATATCTCCGGCAAGCCGACCGGGACCGGCACGGCAAGCGTCCGCGTCGACTGCGTCGCAGACCGGGCGCTCGCCGCCTGGTCGCTCGCGATCGTCTGCCGGAACGCCCTGGACGGCGTGTGGACGCAGGGGACCTACACGCTCGTCGCCACCTCCCTCGAGGTCGCGCAGAGCAGGGGGGCACCAGACGACGGGCAACCCGACGCGGAGCGCGTCGCGACCCTTTCAGCGGAATTCCAATTCAAGGAGAGCACTTAATGCCACCCAGAGCAATTCTCGGATGGGGCGGAAGCCTCACCATCGGCGGGACCTCGATCCCGGTTCGCAACGTCACCATCACCCGCCAGGCGTCGGAGTTCAATCTCACGGCGCACGGCGATACCAAGATGTTCTCCGGTCCGGGCCGCGTGAAGCGCGGCGGATCTTGCGAGGCCTACGTGAATTCTGACGTGAATACGGCGGTCACATCGGCCATGGAAAGCCCAAATTTGACCACGCCCGCAAGTCTGGTTTTCACGGGCAACGGCGCCGGAAGCATCACCATGTCGGTCATCATCACCGGCGCGGACCAGACGCATTCCTCCGAGGACGCCGCGATCTACTCGATCACCTTTACCGAGACGCTGGCCCTCGCATGACGACCTCCTCTCCATCCTGGCGCCAGGTGGATCTCGACGGGGTCGGAGCCGTCGAGGTCCGCCCGGTGACCTTGCGCGACACGGTCGGGGCCGACGTGACCGATCCGTCGTTTATCCACAAGTGCGTCCGGCACGTCGGCGGCGAGGTCTACACGCAGGACGAGATCCTCGATCTCCCGGTCGCCGCGGCGAACCAGCTCGCCGCCGAGGTCATGAAGGCACGCCCTACCTCGGCGCCGAGCGGCGCCTCTGGAGACTAAACCCAACCATGGACGCCGAGCTGCATCTTGCCCAGGAGGAGACGACCATGGAGCGGGTCGAGTACCTGCTAACCGTGGTCGCGTGTTCCCTCACGGGCCAGCCGGCGCACGTCCTTTGCCCGTGGCGCCGTCGCGGCGTGGAGGGGTTCCTCCAGGCGGTGAGCCGTGGCTAGTGCGGACATGAAGGCAGTTATCACGCTCACCGCCGACGCCTCGGGCGTCTCGGTGGGCGTCTCGAAGGCGATGAAGAGCCTCGAGAACCTACAAGCGGGCGTCTCGCAGCTGCGGTCCCTGGCGGTCGCTGGCATGCTTGCAAACGTGTTCCGCGGCCTCGCCGACGGTGCCATGTCCGAATTGAAGCGCCTCGAGGACCTCGGGCGCACCTACAGCCCGGAAGGAATGGCGGCGGCGAATCAGCTTGCGATCGCGCAGCAGCAGAGCGACCAGACGCTCGGCCAGGCATTCGGGCCGATCACCGCGGCGATCGACCAGATGAAGGTCCAAGCCATCAAGGACCTCACCGACTACCTCATCGCCAACAAGGAGCCGATCGGGCAAGCGATGGCCGCGCTCGCCGGCTTTACTGTCGGCCTTGCCGACATGACCGCGCAGACGCTCGTCGCCTTTGGCAAGTTTGTCGATTGGATTTCTAACCACACGCCAGGCGAGATCATCACGGACGTCGCGGTCGCAACGGGCGACGCGGCGCTAGGTTCGCTCGGCATCAACAACGCGCAGATGACCGCCATCGGTCTGATCTACGACGTGATCAAGTCCAAGCTCGGAGGCGACTGACATGCCTAGCCAGATCCGCCGACTCCCAGACACCGACTCGGTCCAGCTCTCCGCGCCCGGCGATGAGACCACATGGACGGAGTCGCTCCTCTACACCTACACCGAGGAGAACATCAAGACCGTATGGCAAGTCCTCGCGGACGCAATCGTCCCGCAGCAAGGGCAGCGGTACGTCCCAGCTGCAGGATTGGCGGCCCCGATCGCCAACATAATGAAAAATTTTATCTGCCGCTCAATTGACGCAAGCCCGGTTCCGCAGTCGCCGCGGGCATGGATGTTGCGCGTCAAGTGGTCCAGCCGCTACCCGCAGAACGCCACGCGGCCGTACTTCAACCTCACGCGGTCCACGTCGCAACGGACGGTCCCCATGTACCGATCCGGCTCGGCGATCTTTACGGGCGTCCCCGCCAATGGAACAATGCCGTTCCCGCCCACCGCGTTCATGGGCGGCACGTCCGTCGACATGAACGGCCAGCCGCTCGCCGTCAAGGTCTCGCAGCAGTCGATCCAGGTGGACATTCTCTGGGACCGCACGCGCGATCGTTCAACGGACGCCGTGAGCGGAGCAGCTGCCAGCCCGGACCCGCCGTCCGAGTGGTCGTCGATCTACGTCAACACCCGCAACAACGCGAGCTTCCTTGGCTGGCCGACCGGCTACGTGACCTACCTCGGGTGGACCGCCAACGAAAGCCCAGACGAGACGCTAGTGATCTCGCATCGGTTCCTCGCCGACGATTGGCAGCACCTCGAGCAGCGCGTCGCGCCGAACGTCGGAGGCAAGCCGCTCCTCACGACGGGACCGACGCTTGT